TTTAGATGCCCCTACGATCTTTATTTTATAGTCATATGACTTGGTTGATTCTGCTAGATACTGTGTGAATGTGCTCATACCTAATATTTAGTCTTTTTTTAACAGTTTCTTCATTAATTCATTGCGATCTGATATCACGAATCCGTCGCTTTCTTCCACCGGACCACCGTCCTTGTTACCGTCCTTGTCCAGTTTCATCTTCTTGAGCTGTAGTTCCACCATCTTCAGCTTCTTGTCTATCTTGCTACTCTTGGCGTCTATGGCGTTGCGCAGGAAGTTGCCGGCGACCTCGAAAATACGTCCAGAATAACGTGAATCAACGTTCATGCCTAGGTCCATGAGATTCTTGTAGCTCTCCTCGGCTTCTACTGCTAACTTGTCCAGTTCTAGATCTGACAATTCTCCCAGTCCTTTGACCTGTGGCAGTGCGGCCGCAATCTTGTCAAACTCCGCGTAGCTCTTCTGCAGGTTCTTCTGTGTGACGGGATCCAGGTTTCTTGTTGAAGGATTTGCCTGTCCCGATTCCTTCAGTTTCTTGTCTTTTTCCTTCTTGTCTACCTCTTTGAACGCTTCCTTTACGTTTGGTAAGTTCAATATGTCTTCCAGTTTCTTTGTCATTGTTCGTATTTACTTACGTTTGCCTTGGTGGAACAACTGTTCTTCTGACACCACACGAAATCCTATCCTACGCTGTCTAGCATAAGCCGATGCCGCCTCCCACTTGGCTGTGTTGATCACGACCTGTTTCTTCTTGGCCATGCTACGTCCCGCGGACTCCATGGTGGTCTGACTCATGGGTTTGACCTCGATCATCTCCGCATGCTTCTTGCCGTTCTTGTCCATGTACACTAGGAAGAAGTCCGGCACATACACTGTGTACTTGCCCGTGAACGGATGTCGGTAGGGTATCTTGATGGATTCGGACGCCCACTGGTACACGTTGGGGTGTTCGTCACACAATCTCATAAAGGCGTGTTCCCAACTGGATCTGTAGGTCGGGGTCTTGGTGCCCACATACTTGTCTCCGTTCTTGGGGGAGAACTTGCCCCTGGCGAATCTCGGTATCATTAATCTATGATGTTTCTAGATACTGTCTCTTTGGTCGTGAGCGTTTGCCTGACACCTAGTCGGCTGGACTTGTATCTGTTGGCGTTGAGTATTATTGTGACCAATTCAGACAGCAGTACTAGTGAGGCTCTGGTGAGTTGGTCTAGTATTTGTTGTGACTTTATACCGTCTATTTTGGCCTGTGATAGTATCACATAGGCAGTGGATTCTGCTGATGGTCTCGAGAAACCACGCTTGACGAAGAATGCCACCGTGCTGTCGTATTCTCCCACGTTGAATTGGTATTCCGTCTCGTAGTCCGTGGTGGTAAGTTTTTCTATGGTCTTTTCTAACTCGTCCTTGTCTTTGGGTGGTAGATTCGAGTAAAATTCCGTCATTATAGTGCCGCCTTCTCTGTTGCGATTGCCACGTCCTGCGTAGCTCTATCTATTTTTATGTAGCCTTCCGTTACAAGTTTTCGCGTGTCTGTGATTGCTTTGTTAGAGTACACGTTCCGCACTGCTGACGATGATGCCGCATACTCCACGTCTGATTCCGCCACTGTTAGACCTTTTCTTGATCCTATGTCTTTATAGTATAAAGCCGCCGCGATCTCAGTTCTCACAGTTGTGTCGTTAGAAACCAGATTGAAGGATTCCTCGGCACCTAGGAAGTTTATGGTATCAATAGTCGGATTTGATATCACGGTGTTGTTCTGTCCGGTCTTGTTGTCACTGGTTCCCCGTGCACTGGCTATCACAGCCGCTCCGGCCACTGCCGCTCCCACAGTGAATGCTCCCACAGGGTTGGTTATTGAGCCTGCCTGTTTTCCTACTTCTAGTACTCCCTCTTTGGCTATGCCTTTTAATTCCTCTTTGACGTCTTTCTTTTTAATCTTCTTAGCGTTGTTGTAAGTGTTGGACGCTGATAGTATGGCACCTAAAATGTTTCCTGACTGCACGTTCCTGATCACGGATCCTATGCCATCAACCACTCCACCGGGCCCAAATATGGAATTGGTTCCTCTTCCCAGCACGGTCAAGGGCGATGGTTCGTTGTCATAGCGTACTGTGGCGAAACCTGGAACATTGTTCTTGTTCACTATGCCCGACTTGTATATCACTGTCTCGTACAGTATCTGCATTGTGTTGCTCAATACACCAGTACCGTCTGCTTGGTCCAGATTATCATGGCTGAATGATCCTATAACAGGGTTGACCAGGGTCATTGATGTGAATCTCTGTTTATGAAGCACGAATATCTCAATTCCCTTTAGGTACGGTCTCTTCCTCTGGTTGGGTGTGTCCATACCAAACTTGTTGGTCGTCCGCTTGTCTCCCCAATCATAAAGATCATCTTTCGTGTTTGATATCTGAAGGTCACTGTTCATAGAAACGGAATCAGCTATGTGATACTCGTAGTACTTCTTCCAGAACGCGTTGACGGTGTCCGCATGATCATCATGGAATGTGATGTTGACAGGCTCGTAGGCTATCCTCGTGGCCGTGTACATCTTTTTGTTGTATTGTGTCTTCTCCTCCATACTCATGTTGTACCTAGGAAGTTCGCATGACTTCACCAACATGTTTAATTCATAACGTTCGTTGCTGTTGAAACTGTCAACGAACAGGGTCTCGTCCGTGTTGAACACCACGTGGAACAGGAACTTCTGTTTCGGCATCAACTTGTGATTGTTGTCGATGTACAGTCTTGACGCGTGGCGATAGTCCTTCATGCCCGGAAGGCCGTCTTGGAAACCTTTAAGGAAGTTGTTAATGCTTGGCATATGGGTATTTATGGTCACAAAAAAAGCGCCATATAAAGGCGCTTTTGATGTTTATAATTGCTTTGTTAATTCTTATTGTCCACCACCAGTACTTAGAGTACCTATGGTTCTCGCTACAGCCGTTCCAATTCCAGTTCCTTGTGGTGTCTGGATCGCGTTGTCATACTGTAATGTCAATGCGATGGTCGCTGGTTCTGAGCTGTTGTATGCTAAGGTGTTGTAGTTTACATTTTCAATGTAAGCACCATACAACTCAAATGTTTCTAACACATTTGGTGCGCTCGCACCATTACCACCATCTAGCATTTCAATCCTAGCAGTGAATTTGTAGTCGATGCCTGATGCCGCACTTGACTGTTCGAAGAAGTCGAACTGTTTCTGGATCTGTTCACCAACCAGTTTGGTCACTGAGTTGTTAACATCATCTCTCAGATTGATTGTTACCGTGTCCCAAGTGTGTTTACCTGCCACGTATACTTTAGAGTTGTACACATCCAGTGTCACTTTATCAAAAGTAAGGCTTGGTCTCGTAACATCAATAACCTGTTTGGTAAGTTCTGATCTCGGTGTTGATACTCCAAAATTCTCCAGGATCGCTCTGAAACGATACTGTAGTTTTGGCATCAGTAATCCCTGTGATGCTGAACTCTGATCGTTTGCTAAAGGTACTGTGAATTTTGATAAAGTTGATATTGCCATTTGTTTCTCCTATCTATTTATTCCAAAATTAGTTCCCTAAATTTGCAATCTCTCCTGTGTTTTTGATTCTCAACGGTATGTAGATAAACTCGACCGACTTCACTGGTTCGATCGCGATGTCCACGTACAGTTCATTCCTGTCTATCCTTGTAGGTGTGTTGTTGGTGTCGTCACAAACTACTAGGAAGTCATACAATGCTCTCTGACCAACAAGCTCTAGCAAGAATGACTCGATCGCTTGTTTGATCTCGTTCCTTGTCAACTCGTCGTTCGGTTCAAAGATGAACGGTTTGGCAATTGCGTCCAGTTGTGATCTTAGATACACTGCCAATCTTGAAACGTTAATCCTGTCTAGTGCCGAACTCGCTGATGTTTTGGTTAAGTTACCAAAGTTTACGATACCAGCACCTGAGAAGAAAGTTATTGGGTTAACTTTGACTTCGTGCATACTGTCTCTCACTGACTCCGTAACAGATATTGTTTGGAATTCACCACTTGATGTGTCTATGTAACCAACC